AATGTTGTCTTGTTGGTAATGGGTATGTTCCACTAAAATTCAAATAATATGTGGCCTTTTCAAAATTTGCCCTCGGTGTAATTCCAAAGTCTGATATATCAGGTCCACCATACTCTCTTATTTGCAACATTGTTTTTGGAATACCGTATGCAGCCAATAACGCATGAATACCCCTTGCAGTTCCTTTTGTTTTATAGATATATGGAAGATTGTTTAGTATTCTTCTCCAAACTTCTTTTGTTCTTTCTTCGTCAGTAAGTGTATCGAATCGATTTGTTAATGTTTTTCCAGTCCAAATTGGATCACCACTACCACTAACCCCAAGAGCATATTCCCATAAGTCTTTTGCTTGAGTTCCATGCGATAGTGTCCAACCAAGATTTTTAGCAGTTTGATATACTAAATCCTGTGATAATCCGTCTTTTGGATTTTCAATTCTTTGATTCTTTTTTGTTATATGATCCGTATACAGATACATTACATCAAAGTGTTGTCCTATCATGTTTATGAATGAAACAAATGCAACATTTTCATCATCTATTGATATATGTTCTGGAATTGCTTTATTTAATGCGTTGTAATTTTTTAAGTCATAATCAGTTGCCTTATCTATTATGTCATCATACCAATCAATAAATTCATCAGATTTTGGAGAGAAGAATTTGTATTTTCCCTGTTTTATTACAAAATCAAAATCACTACCGGTATATTCATATTTTGGATATGGTACAACTGATGCAGTTGATTGAAATGTATAGTTGTAACTAGAAGTTGTTTCATAGTACAACCATTTTTCAAATTCATCAAATCCAGATATTACTTTGTCTCTTAATTTTTTTACTTGTATCTTATTATTAACATAAGATGCGGAATACGATCCAGTTATATTATTCGTATAGTCCCACACTCCATTCGATAAAGAACCAGTAAACGAACCAGATCTACTATTTAATGCATTTATTTGATCATTGTATGTATAAATTAAACCTAATTTGTAAACAAAATTCTTTACTCTTTCTTCAGCGGAAGAATAAAATATAAAATTACTAAATTCTGAAAAATCCATGTTTAACTTTACGTTAGATCCAGAATCAAAAACATATCTATTCAGTATTTCTTGTGATGTTTGAATGTTTGTTGATAATAAATCAGACCAAGATTTGTAATCAGTTTCAGATACAATCCAATAATCCATATCAACATCAAAATTTGGTCCAGATATTTTTATCAAATTTTGTTCAGGTTCAGGTTGCTCAATAGAAACTAGTTCTATGTATGGTTTTAATATCTCACTTGCAACCCAACATTCATAATATAACTCTAATGTATCTGGTAATGGATCCGATAATTTTACAAAAAAGTTAGTTGTACTTCCATCACTAGTTAAATTTATTACACTAACAATTTGATTTTCGCCAAAATTTAATATAATTGGTGGGATATATTTTTTTGGAACTAGATAATCTAATACAAAACTTTTTAATTGTTCCAACATTATTGGATTTTCTGGTTCTGACAAAGATAATTTTAATTCAGTTCTATCTGATGATATTTCAGAAATAAAAAGTTTTGAATCGTATGCAGAACCTATAAAATTTCTAAAAAAATTGTATACAAGTCTGTATGTTGATGGACTTAATTTTAAGGTTTCAATGTCTTTATGAATATCTAGATATATTTGTCTACTATTTGTTTCTTGTGTATTATCTATTTGCCAAGAAGTTAAATCATATATTGATGTAATATGTAAAGTATTCGTATTAAAAACATGAAGTTCAACTGACTCAAAACCACCGGTTAATCTTTCTACTGTATTTGGATCTATTTTTTCAAATCTAGGAACAATTCGTCTAGTTTGTGCAGTATCTATTAACCGCAAACCTCTGGAGGAACCTTTTGCGAATAAAATTTCATCTATATTTTTGTAATCAAATTTTGCCATAACTTACTATAAAGTGTTAAATTTTTGATAAAGTATCTTTTAAGTTGTTAGATTCCCACGTTAATGCCTTTATTCGTCTTTCTAATTTTTTGTTTGCAATACCTGCACTATTATACAATGATTGCCATTGTTCAAGTTGATTTTCTAGTTGATTTATTCTAGCATTTAATGCATGTGGTGAATTTGATTTCATATTTACCAAATTACTCAAATTAGTCAAGTATCTATTTTCGGATAAAGGATTTGTAAATGCATCTTGTGCAGAAAGGGTTAATATATTTATTTCAGATGAAACCGCATCATCGATTTGATTAAAAGTTCTATTTACAATATATTCATAACTTTCGCTTAAAAATCTATCATCCACAACATCAACTTCAATCATTCCATGATTTTGTTGTCCTTTTATATGTTTTACTGCACCTACAACGTTTCTAACTATCTCTTGATTCATCGTGTTACCTTAAAATAATAATTGTTATCAAATAATTTAACAACATCACCACCGTCTTCTTCTACTTTAATAACAACTCTATAAAATCTTTCCGGTTGGAATGAGTTCATCCACAAATTAAAATAATTACCATCTGAATCACAACTTATTTTTGATCCACTAATATCAAATGGTAATACCACTTCATCAGTATATGCATCTCTGATTTCATAATATGAAGAAGATGGTAAATAATAATTTGTTATTTGATACGATTGAGTTGTATAATTTTTTTGTGGAAATCTTCTATTTGCATATAAACGAATCTTTGCCTTTTCATTTTCTGAATAGTATTTTTTTAATTTTACATTCATTACCATATCATCAAAGTTTGCAGATGTTAAGCTTCCTGTTACAAATGACTGGTCATCCCATATTACATTCAATCTTGGAACGTATATTGTATTACTATCAACACCAAAAAATTTTAAACTAACTAAACCATCGTTTGATGTCTCAATTTCTTCACCAAATTTTAATATGAATCCGTCATTAACTAATTTTCCGGATCCAGTTACCCATTTTTTTACAATATCGGTAACATCCATATACAAATCTGCAGTTTGATATGTAAAATTTTGTATACATTCTAAATTGTCATAATCCCACCATGTTCCACCACCCTTTTCATTGTAGTAAGAAGATGTCACATTTACTGATAAGTTTGAACCAAATAATATATTTGCATCAACCCAAGTTTGTGATAGATTATCCCATTCATATTGATTTATCATTGGTGGAATTTCCCACTCCACTCCTGTCTTCATAGATGTTCTATATTTCCATGAAGCACCATCTCTTGTAATTGGAACATTCGTATATTTTCCAGTTCCATTTATCCAAGATCCACTCAAAGGGTATGCATAAACAGAATACTCTTGTGGAATTTCTCGTGCATCTGCAGATCTAAGAGACAAATAATACTTTGCATTTGCAGAAATTTTACCAGAATTTATTTTTTGTTCTATTTCAGTTACATCAAATTTTATCAGTATTCTACTATTGTAAAGCGATCCAGTTGTGTATTTGTATTGATGTTTGAGTTCTAAAATAGAATCAAGTCCACTATTTAATGGAACATTTTCTTCATATAAAGTAGTATCTTTTACAGGATAAATTGAGTATATCATTAAAATGCCCTCACTCTACCGAGAATATCATTGTCTGGATATTTTATTTCAAAAATAGAAGGATCTAAAGACGGAAATATAACTCCATTTTTTGTTGCACCTTCAATATCATACATATGCATAGAATATCCAAGTGTTTGATCGTGAAGATTTTTAAACTTTACACTAACAACAGTTTGAACACCTTCGATTCTATCTAATTCAGTATAAACATTACTAATAACAATAGGTTGATTTATTTGCCATTTTTTAATATCAAAGTATTTTTTTAATCGATCTATACATTTTATTATTACTTCGTTTCCATTTTTATCTGGAAGAGTTATGATGTCAAATTCTATACCAATGTTGATAACATAAGCATCTTTTACTTCTATTGCATCTGTAAGTATTCTGTATTCGTTCAAATATGTTTTTAAGTTTTCTTTTGTAGCAGGATTTATATTGTTTAATTTTCCAAATGAATCATATCCCAATACATAAAAACCAAGTGCTAAATTATTTTGTCTTCTATCGCTATAAAAAACATCGTCATATGTTAATTGAGTATTTCTTGTAATATATGCCTTTGCAATAGAACCATATTTTTGTGGCATACTATAAGCACGAATTATGTAATCTTCCTTTGTTACTGCTCGGTTTTGAGCTGCAAAATGAGCAAGTGCATTTTGTCTTATTTCGTTTACATCTTCTTCGTTTTTTCCGCCACTTGCTGGTTCTGGATTTGTAATTGCAAGACTAGATATTACTTGATTATACAATACATCATCCAATCCAATTTTATCAAGTAATATATTTCTTGGACCAATACGATTTATGGTATCTGCACCAACATTATCAAGTATACCGGAACCGGCGGTATAATATAAAGTTAATGTAGTATTACTTGGTGAAAGTCCATAAGTTTTTGTTCTTAAAAAGTTTGAAGGATCTATATCAAGTGATGGTGATGTTTCAATGCCAGTCAAAGAATTACCAACCAAATCTGGATTTGGTATAAATTCTTCATCGGTTACATTTGAAACTCCAGGTCCAAACATTATTTCATGTCTACCATCAGATCCATATCTTACTGTAAACTTTCTTGATAATTTTTTTAATTTTAATAAATAAGGAGTTTCATTTCTATAAAAACTCATATTTTTATCATTTCTTGGAATGTTTGGAACTGCCTCATATACTGTATCTTGTGCAAGAAACGGAACATAATCCCATCTATTTCCTTCTTTATCCATTGCATATAAAAATTCTATCAAAGATTTATCTTCAACAACAACTTTATCATATTTCTTTGGTTCATTAAAAATAAAATCTTGTGTAACAATTCTTCCAGAAACAGCATTTACTTGTTTTTTTAATAACCAAAATGTAATTTCTCCGGTGATTTCATCCACTTCAAATGGAGTAATCTCTAATGGACTAAAACTTCCACTAAATTTAAAGTCCAAATAATCAGTTGTTCTGAAAACTGCACCAACAGAGTTATTTCCACTTGTATCGTAATCTGCATATGCAATCATTCCAGGTTCTATTGCCATTGCATAAGACATATCTGGAACAATTTCTGTTCCAGATGTTTTTGATGGCACTAATTGAAATATATCAAGTTTAACAGTTGAAGATGAATTTAATTTTGGTGTATAACCCAAAGATTGTGCTAAATTTATTATATTTCTTTTTTCGGATGCATGGAGTATCATAGACTCTTGTAGGTTTACATCCGTGTAAAAAGATAAGACATCCCCTACATAAGCGGCCATTTCCATAAACATCATTCCCGGAGATGCTTCATTAAAATCTTGGTACGTATCTGGAAAATAATTTTTAGCAAAATCAATAAGGTTTGATTTCAATGAATTAAAATCACGCGATAAATACCTTATATCTTTTTTTATTAAATCAGCCATTGTAACCCACCGGTTGTTGATATATTGCAGTTTCTATTGATAAACCACCCGTTTCAGATATAAATATACGAATAGGCAAATTACTTGGTGTTCCTGTTATGTTAATATCCAATTCTATTCTAACAACATGATTGGAATTTGGATCAGGATTTCCATTTTCATCTACATTCAATTTAACAATACAAGAATTTATATTTAAATATGTCAGCCATCTATTTATTGCATTAGTGATTGTTGCAGAAATTCTTTCTTTAAATTCGTCTTCACTTGATATATTTTCAAACAATATACGTTTCAAATCTGTGCCAAATTCAGGTTGTAAATACCTTTCACCAACTGATGTTAATAACAAAATTTTTAAATTTGTTAAAACTTGTTCGTAGTTCGTATAACTTTTGTAAAATATACCATTTGGATTATTAAAAGGATATTTTACTCCTATTGATTTGCTTGGTTGAATTTTTGGCGTAATAATAGGCAAATCGCTATAATTCGCAGTTTGTCTTTTTGGAAATTTTATCACTGCCATTTTTTATCTCCCTTTTTTTTCATCAATTTTTTTCATAAGAGCAGAATAATCACGTGTTAATGCAGTCATAACTTCTGCCGGAACTTCTGTCTGTGAATAACCTTGTGGTATCGGCGTTGCACCTCGTTCATACCCAAAACCTTCTGCCATGTCTGCAGTAAATCTAAATTCGTTTTCCATTTCAGAACTTTCTTGTAAACTTCTTTTTGTTTCAGCAAGCAATTCTTGTATAGAACCAAATTCAGTTTTTTGTGTTTTTTGTTTTGGTTTTACCACTTTATTAGAAGATTGTTGTTCTTTGTAAATCGCCATACCGTGATTTATTGCAGATACATCGGTTTTGTTTTTTGATTTCTCAGACATCTTTTTTTCTAATGCATATTCTATTTCTTCTCGAATGATTGCACGAATTTTACTAAAAAAATTTTTTGTTTCCATCATAAACCTCATCTGTTTGTTGATTTACATATACTATTTATTACGTTTATTACATTCCAGTAATTATTAAAAACTGGAAATTTTTTAGGTTCTGGATTATTTTCAACAAAATCAAAATATGTCCTCATAACAGGAGTTATTATCCAAGGAGAAGCCAATCCCTTACCACCTACTTTATGTGATTTTGCCTTTTCACTAATTCCATCTGGTTTTGAAATTACACAAAAACCACCTCTTTCACCGCCACCAGGATAACCACCAAATTTAGAAATATGAGTCATGTACAATCCCATTTGGTTATTAACATTTCCAAAATATCCATGGGTACCAGTATTGCCACCAAGACGAATTACATCACCGTCAACATCTATTGCTGCAACAGATTCTACATGACCGGTGTGGGATATAACAGCGGCAGGCCAATCTATAATTTCTGGATTTAATAAAATTTTTAATAATTCGTTACCCCTCTTGGTCATTGTACCTGTTGCTTCATTATAGTGAATCTCTCCTATGAACCAAACTGAATTTATTTTGTCTCCATAATCATTTAAATACTTAGTGTCTATTGGATGTTCAAAATTATCTGCGCCATGTTTTGCATATGCTGCTTTAAATCTCTCACGAACACCAACTCCATATTCACCATTTGGCACTCTTTCCCATAATTCTGGATTCCATTTTGCATCTATACTGTCTTCTAGTCTCGGTCTATTTAATGGAAAACCATTTTCTAACAGAAACGATTCATTTGATTTAACACTCGTTGTTCCTTGGGGACCAAATCCACCTTTACGTAAGAAAAAGTCGGTAGATATTCCACACCAGTGCGGTTCGTGTGCCCAATTTAATACTACCGATAAACCGCCATTGAAAGTACCAACCATTGGATCATATCCTTGATTACCTCGAACCCATTGTGGTTGAATAGCGTCTAATAACATTAAATGTTGTTCTGTTCCAGATGCAGCAAGTGGTGGAAATTCTCCAGTAGGAAGCATATATCTATTTACATAACCACAAGCATGAAAATTCATTATTAAACCAACATCTAACAAACTAAATGAATAATCACTTGGTAAAGGTCCACCATATTTTCCATCTCCTCCTGTAGGATCTTCCTTCTTTGAGAGTCTGAACTTTGACACTAAATTATTCCATTTTGCATTAAAACCATATGGAATATATTGTCTTATTAACTGACGGCCAGCAATCATATATGGGTGTCTCCACTTTGATGCTGGCACATTATTTGGTCTACTAAGAGACCAACCGTTTGCATCTTTCGTTATTACATGAGTCCAATTTAAAGGAGCCGTGACCCAATCACCTTTTTTTCCTATTAGTGTATCTTCTATTTTTTTTGTTTCTTCATTTTTTAATTTAGCATAAAGATCGTTATCTAATTTTATTTTTAAGTTTTTACTTTTGTATACTTTGTAACTAAATGGAGCAAACTGTTCGTCCCACATTATATTTCTGCCAAACTGTTGAAACCATTCTTCCTTAGATAAATTTGGATTAGTGTGATTGTACACAGGTTCGGAAACTGACCGATCTGATAGATACGGCCACCAATAACCCAATCCGGATGGTCTTGATTCACCTTTAACCCACTCCTTATCATATCCTTTTTCACCTTTCCACCCAAATATATCCCAACCTGGATTAAACTTTGCTGTTATCGGCCATGTCCATTGCCAATCTGCAAATTTAGATATGTTTCTATCGTAATAATGTCTTGAATAACCATTTGCTCCGGCAATAGTTCCTTTTCCAGAATACTTTCCAGAAATTGATGTTCCAGGTGCACTCGGTATTTTTCTTCCCTTTGCTATTTTAACAGATTCCTCATCTGGATTAAAATTAAATGGTTCTGGTTTAGGTAATGTTGTTTTACCTTTTGTTTTTGCATTACTTTTTTCCTTTTTACTTTTGTTTTGTTTTGAAGAACTGGCTATTTGATCGGATTTTGGTTTTTCCGTTTTTGGTTGATTTATTTTTTGTTCTTCTTCTCTTGGTGTTTCTTTTGGAACCGTTATATTTTCACCACTAACTACCGATTTGTCTGATAGTTTAGCAAAATCAACTTCAATTTTGTTAGTACCAGTTTTTACCTTACCACCTTCAAGTATTAGAGGAACTTCTATTAAATTTACTTTAATTTCTGGTAAATTTTTTACAATTTCTGGATCTAAATTTGAAAATTGTCCAGATTGATCCTCCTTAACTATTTTTTGAGTATCGATGATTACATCTTCAAATTTAATAATTTCTTCTTGATCAGGTTGTAATTCATACAACTCAACATCAGGATCATTACCTCTTGTTACTTGTGTTTCGCCATCTGGACATTTATCATCACCGATATATTTACCAATAACACCTGCAATTCTATCCCGTGAATCTTGTTT